ATATTATCACAATTGAAGACCCTCTAGTTGAGGAGGACTAGATGAATAAAGATCTAGAAGATATGTTAAACATTCAAGAAAGTGATATAGAGGTTTTATCTAAACCTGGGATACCAAGTAAAGTAAACGGACCTATTGATTTAGATCGAGATATTCTTATTGCACGAGAAAATATTGAAGCACTCATGACAGCAGGGCAGGGTGCACTAGATGAACTCATGTCCATTGCACAACAATCCCAACACCCTAGAGCTTATGAAGTAATCAGTACTCTAATTAAGACTATGCTTGAGGGCAATAGGGACATTATTGATCTTTATGATAAAAAGAAAAAGATTAAAGAAGAAAGCGCAACACCTGAAAATAATACTACAAATAACAATCTATTTGTAGGATCTACCAAAGATCTAAAGGAAATGTTGAATAAACTAGAAGATGAGTGATTTACTTACATATAACGGTAATTCTAATCTAAAACGAAAAGGTCAAGATCTTGAATGGGATCTTGAGATGGTTAAAGAGTACAAAAAGTGCTCTAATGACCCCATTTATTTCATTCGTAACTATGTTAAGATTGTACATGTTGACCACGGCTTAGTGCCATTTAATCTTTATGATTATCAAGAAGATATGGTCAATTCTATGATTAATAATAGAAATACCATTATCACAACAGCCAGACAGGTTGGTAAGTCTACTACAACTGTAGCATTTATTCTTTGGTATATTCTATTTAATGATGATAAAACCGTTGCTCTATTGGCTAACAAAGGTGATACTGCTAGAGAAATTTTGAGTCGTGTTAAATTAGCATTTGAGCATCTTCCAAAGTGGTTACAGCACGGTGTTGTAGAATGGAACAAAGGTTCAATTGAACTTGAAAACAACTCTAAGATCTTAGCGGGTGCTACATCAGGTTCGGCAATTCGTGGTTATTCTATCAACCTACTTTTTATTGATGAGGCTGCTCACATTGAAAACTGGAATGAGTTCTTCACATCTGTATTCCCAACAATTTCTTCTGGTAAAACAACTAAAGTAGTTCTTGTTTCTACTCCTAATGGTCTCAATGATTTCTATAAAATCTGGGTAAATGCATTAGAAGGTAGGAATCAATATAATCCAATTTTCGTACCATGGCATCAAGTACCAGGTAGAGATGAAGCTTGGAAAGAAGAAACTCTATCGGGGATGAACTATGATTATGAGAAGTTTGATCAAGAATATAATGTAGAATTCCAGGGTAGTTCTGGTACATTAATATCTGGTGCTAAATTAAAACAGTTAGTACATCAAACACCATTACATGAAAAAGATGGCTTAGCTATCTATAAGCAACATGAAGAAGGTAGAACATATTCATTAGTAGCTGACGTCTCACGTGGTAAAGGCATGGATTACTCTGCTTTTCATGTGATTGATATTACAAAAATGCCATATCAACAAGTAGCAGTCTTTAGGGATAATATTACCGCACCACGTGATTATGCTGCTATAATCTATGGTATAGCTAAAACATATAACAATGCTCAAGTGTTGGTAGAAATTAATGATATTGGGGAAGTTATACCTGATATTCTACATGAAGAATATGAATATGAAAATATTCTATATAGTGAAAACCGAGGTAGAAATGGTAAATCCATTACCCTATCTTGGAAATCTAATATTGATAAAGGGGTGAGAACGACAAAAGCTGTTAAAGCCACGGGTTGTTCTATTCTTAAATTATTGGTCGAACAAGACCAACTTATTATTAATGACCATGAAACAATCTCAGAACTCTCTACTTTCAGTAAAAAAGGAGTGAGTTACGAAGCTGAACCCGGTGCTCATGATGATTTGGCAATGGGTTTGGTTCTGTTTGCATGGTTAAGTAGTCAAGCATATTTTAAAGATTTAACTGATATTAATACTATGTCATTACTAAGAGAAAAGTCTGAAGAACAGATGATGGAAGATCTAATACCATTCGGATTTATATCTGAAAACGGAAATGAACCTACGGTAAATGAAGTAGTTGGTGTTAGAGGTAACAGTACAGACTGGCTTTTAGGTGCAGATGAATGGTAATCAAATACAGTTTTTTATAAATAAATCTTTATGAATTGCAATAATTTTTCTCATAAGGAGATGCACAGATGCCATTTCAAGTATCCGCAGGCGTTAATGTTTCTGAAATTGACCTGACAACGGTTGTACCTGCAGTATCCACTACTGAAGGTGCTTTTGCAGGCGTATTTCGCTGGGGGCCTGTAAACAAAGCTACACTTATTACTTCTGAAGATGATTTGGTTAACCGTTTTGGTAAGCCAACTAATCACAACCCAGAAACTTTCTTTACGGCTGCTAACTTCTTAGCATACGGTAATGCACTTTATGTGACCCGTGCAGCTGATACAACTGACACAGAATCATCTGGTAACACAGGTGTTACTTCTGCTTTTGCTAATACAGGAGCTGTAAGTAGTATTGCAGGTCAAATCGTAGAAAATGATGATGACTATGATAGTGTTACATTTGATGCCGATGTTCAATGGGTAGCTCGTTATCCCGGTGAACTTGGTAACTCACTTAAGATTTCTGTGTGTGATAGTGCTGGTCAATATAATGCCACAATTAACCTGATTTCAGACTCATATACAAATGCATCTTCTAATACTGATTCTGCTAATATTACATTTACGGTTGGTTCAAATACTGCTACTTTAACTGTAAGTGCTGACTCTGATGTTGGTGCAGATTCTGAAGCTACACTGGATAATATTCTAGCTGCACTTAATGTTGGTGATTATCTAGAAGCTGGTAATTCTTCAATCGGTAAGCAATTGCTTAAGATTACGTCAATCGGTGAAAGTACAATTGACGGCAATGATGCTACATCCGCATTTACATTTGAAGATTTGTATACTCTATCAACTAACTATACAGTAACTCAAGATCTTGTTAGATATTGGGAATATTTCAATGTAGTTGATACCGCACCTGGTACATCTGCTTATGTACGTAGTTTTGGTAATGCTTCAGCCGTTGATGAACTTCATGTTGTTGTTGCAGATGAAGATGGTAAAATTAGCGGTACACCAGGTACAGTACTTGAAGTTTTCTCTTCTGTATCTCGTGCATCAGATGCTAAGACAGAAGACGGTGGTACTAATTATTACAAAACAGTAATTAATGATAATTCAAATTACGTCTGGTGGGCTAACGACCGCACAAATGCAGTATCTAATACTGCTGTTAATGTTGTTTCTTCAACAAATACACAAGTTTATACAAAGTCATTTGTGGAAGGTCAAGACGGTAATGACGAATCTAATGTAGAACTTGGTACACTTACCGCTGCATATGATAAGTTCAAATCAGCCGAAGACATTGATATCTCATTACTTCTAACGGGTAAGGCTCGCGGTGGTACAAATGGTGAACAACTACCTAACTACTTAATTGATAACATTGCTGAGACAAGAAAAGACTGTTTGGTCTTTGTTTCACCTGATCGTGCAGATGTTGTTAATAATGCAGGTCAAGATGAAGAAGATGATGTTGTAACATTCCGCAACTCACTTCGTAGCACATCTTATGGTGTACTTGACTCTGGTTACAAATATCAATATGATAAGTACAACGATGTTTACAGATATATCCCATTAAATGGTGATAGTGCTGGTCTATGTGTTCGTACTGATAACTTACGTGACCCATGGTTCTCACCTGCTGGTTTCAACAGAGGTCAGATTAAGAATATTGTCCGTCTTGCTTGGAACCCAAATAAAGCAGAACGTGATGTTCTTTATAAGGCTGGTATTAACCCAGTGGTTACATTCCCAGGTCAAGGTACAGTACTTTACGGTGATAAAACATTGCTTTCTAAGCCAAGTGCATTTGATCGTATTAATGTTCGTAGACTATTCATTGTTCTTGAAAAGGCTATTTCTACTGCGGCTAAGTTTACCCTATTCGAATTCAACGATGAGTTCACTCGGTCACAGTTCAAGAACTTGGTAGAACCATTCCTACGTGATGTACAAGGTCGTCGAGGTGTAACCGATTTCCGGGTAGTATGTGATGAAACTAACAACACCGGCGATGTTATTGATCGCAACGAATTTGTTGGTGATATTTACATCAAACCAAGCCGAAGCATCAACTTCATTCAGCTTAACTTTGTGGCTGTACGAACTGGTGTAGAATTTTCTGAAGTCGTAGGTCAATTCTAAGCTATAAATAGATAAAACAAGGAGACATATAAATGGCATTCAATATTAACGACATGCGGTCTCAATTGGTGACAGGTGGTGCTAGACCCACTTTGTTCCAAGTAAGACTTCAGAATCCTGCAAATAGTGCGGGTGATGTTAAGTTCCCATTCATGTGTACGGCTACCCAAATTCCGGCTTCAACTGTAGGTACTATTCCAGTTCTTTATTTTGGTCGAGAAGTTAAATTTGCTGGGGATCGTACATTTGAACCGTGGAATGTTCAAGTTCTTAATGACGAAGACTTCCTGATCAGAAATGCTCTAGAAGAATGGTCAGGTAACCTTAATAAACATGAAGGTAATATCAGAGAATATGATGCTCCATTGCAGTATAAGTCTACTGCACAGGTAATTCAATATTCTAAAACTGGTGTTCCTATCCGTGAATATACATTCCATGGTATTTGGCCAGCACAAATTGATCCAATTGATTTGGATTGGAGTAACCAAAATGCAATAGAATTGTTTGGTGTTACATTTGAATATGATTGGTGGTCTGTATCGGGTGGTTCAACTGGTAATGCAGGTGGCCCCTTTTAAGAATTTGAAGGGATAATATTATGGAATTATTTGGCTGGAAAATTCAGCGGAAGAAAGAAGAAGAACAAAATAATTACGATTCTTTTGTTCCACCTAAAAACGAAGACGGCGCCTTAGTTGTACAAGAAGGCGGCGTCTTTGGTACTTATGTAGATCTCAATGGTGCCGTCAGATCTGAATCTGAATTAGTCACAAAATATAGAACAATTGCGGCTGATCCCATAGTGGATCAGGCGATTGCTCATGTGGTTAATGATGCTATTGTAGAAGATGCACAAGAAGATACTGTAAGTATTAACTTAGATAATCTAGAAGTCAAAGATAACATTAAAGAAAGAATAATTGAAGAATTCAACAATGTACTTAATCTGTTAGAATTCAACAACCAATCTTATGAAATCTTTAAACAATGGTATATTGACGGTAGATTATATTACCATACTATTATTGATGAAAAAACACCTAGGCAAGGTATTAAAGAACTTAGATATATTGATCCAAGACATATCAAAAAGATCCGAGTTGTCTCTAAAGATAAAAATATAGCTAATGTTACTAAAAAGGTAGATGAATACTATATGTATAGTGCTGCAGGCTTTAATGCAAAGACCGCTGCTACTGGTGTGCCACAAAATATTCAAGGCCTTAAGATTGCCAAGGATGCTATCACATATTGTACAAGTGGTTATAGTGATCCAGATGGTAAAATGATTCTATCATATCTTCATAAGTCTATTCGACCTGTGAATATGCTTAGAGCTATGGAAGATTCGTTAGTAATTTACCGTATTTCTCGTGCACCAGAGCGAAGGATCTTTTATGTTGATGTAGGTGGTTTACCTACAGCTAAAGCTGAACAACATGTTCGTGATCTTATGACTAGATTTAAGAATAAGGTTGTTTATGACTCTGAAACCGGTCAAATTAAAGACGACCGTAAATTCATGACTATGTTGGAAGATTTCTGGTTACCAAGGCGTGAAGGGCGTGGTACTGAAATTACAACACTACCTGGCGGCCAAAACCTAAGTGATATTGATGATGTTTTATACTTCCAGAATATTCTCTATAAATCACTCAATATCCCTACAAGTAGACTACAACAAGAAGCTACCTTTAACTTTGGTAGATCAACAGAAATTTCACGTGAAGAAATTAATTTTGCTAAATTTATAACACGTCTAAGATTTAAGTTCTCTGATCTGTTTATGAAATTGCTTGAAAAGCAATTGTTACTTACAGGTGTATGTAACTATGATGATTGGTATGCTTGGCGTAATGATATTGTTTTCGATTATGCTATTGATAACTATTTTGAAGAACTCAAAACAATTGAAATTGCAAGAGAACGCTTAAATATCACTAAGGAAATTGATGATTATATCGGTAAATACTATTCACATAACTATGTACGTAAGTACTTCTTGAAACAAACCGATCAAGAAATGAAACTAAACGACGACCAGATTGAAGAAGAAAAGAAATCTGGTAAGTATAGTGATGAAGATTTTGATCCAAGTGATACAAATTCTACTAATCCAAATGTCTTTGGCAGTGCAGAAAAACCTAGAAGAGATGCACCAAAAGATGATGAAGATGATGGTGGTGAAGATGAGAAAAGTGACTAGTAAATTCTATTTTTATAAATAATTCATAAACAAATGGAGAGCTGTTATGACTGAGATTAAAGATTTTATTAATGCTGCAGTAAACGATATGCCAATTGATGCTGGTAAAGCATTCAATGAGCTTATGAATAGTCGTGTTGAAACTGCATTAGATGCACGTGAAGCAGATCTTAGAAATACAATTTTTAATAACCCAAAGGACCTGGAAGATGGCGAATAAATTCTTAAAAAGTGTTGTAGAAAAGTATGAGCCCAACAGTCGCGCAGGTGATGAACAAGCTTTTCTTGATAAACACGTAGTAGCAGAATATGATCCTGCCAGTGTTAAAGGTAATGTTCTTGATCCATCTTTAGAACACGTAGGTACAATTGACCGTAATAAAGATAATCACGGTTATAACCCAGGTGAAGATGATGCTGTTAATGAAGAACTTTTAACAGATGAAGAGCTAACAGTTGAAGAAATTCTTGATTCAATGCAAGAAGAATTTGAAGAAGGTGAACTAGAAGAATTGAAAGAAATGCTAGAAACTGAAGAAGGATATGATGATATTCTCAATACAATCTATGAAATATTTGAAGAAGAATGGGAGTTAACCGATAGTGAAGAGATCAATTAAATGTCATCATTTCTCAAAGTAAATAGTTTAGAAG